GTTATATATTACAGGAATGCCATTCAATAAGCCTTCTCCCGCCACCATTCCCCAGCTTTCATAAAATGAAGGCACTAACAATATTTTTGTTTTTTTATAAACTTCTCTAATATCAGGCGTATTTCTTATAATTTGAACATTAGAAATATTCTCAATATGCTGTGTATCATAACTTCCCCGCACACCTAAAAATTGATATTGTGGCAATTTTTTTGCAAGACTATAAAAATAACGGCTTCCCTTATTTTCGTTCAAATTAATTAAAGTTATATATTTTCTTTCTTCGCCATCTGTCTTTACCCAATCATCAATTGGTGGGGGAAATACAATACTTTCCCAATTATAATTTAATGCTTTTTTACACCATTCAGAATTGTAAATTACTTTCACAGGTATAGGTGAATCTTTTACGGATGGGTATGGTGTATCGTTGTGAACAATATGAACCATCGGCTTGTTATATTTTGCACACGCATGGGTAGTCCATTTATTGTAATCCAAATGTGAAATCACCACATCCGCCCAAGTAAAAAGCCTATCTATAATGTATTCATCAGGCGGAAACACATCTACCCCCTCATATTCATACATCTCAGTTATTTTGTACTGATTAGCCTGATGCAATAGTATTTTAATGTCATGGCCTTGGCTTTTTAAATACCTGTTTATATTTCGAGCCATTGCCTCGGCTCCGCTGCCATGTTTTGGAAAATAAAGATGTATTGACCATAGAATGTTCATATTATTAACCATTTTGGGTGATAAATATCTTTTGCAGATATGTCAACGTGGGGCCCGAACCAACGCTCAGGCGCAATTACTATCTTATCCGGGTTATTAGCTAACAAAGCCGCCATTGCAGAAAAACTACTATTTGCAATAATAAAATGTTTGCACCGTTTCATTAACCTAAAATCATATAAATAATTGCCGCTAATGTATTCGCCTTCAATGCCAACACGATTCTTTGCAAACTCAATATCATCGCTAAAAATAATATATTTTGTGCCTATTGGCATCATGCTGATGGCTTTCTGATAATAATCTTTGCTGCATCTTGGATGATAAGCATTTGGATCATCTACATAATCACCTGCCCTGACATGGATAGCACAATAATCATTTTGCTCAGGCTCATCTTTTATCGTAAAATAATGCCTAACCTCATCAATACAATGCTCAAAAAATTTAGGGCTTTGCAAATGTGCATTTATTGACCAATCGCCGCCTTTTAAACTTACAACCCTATAACCCCAAAAATAGCCGTAATCCTGCCAAAATCTGCCATCAGGTAATAAAGGTAGGGGATTAACGAAATAATGGCTAAAATCGTCTCTATTGCCTCCAAAAAGCACATTATCATGGTTTACCCATTTAGGAAAAGCAAAATCCATACCATTTGCGCGTGCTATGCCTATGCACCCGGCAATAGTCCACATTTGATTGCCAAACCTACCCAATCCTCCAGTTCCTATGCTTATGCTCGTGACCATATGCCGTATGCGCATTTAGCTTCGTGAAAATTAGGATGTTTACCATCGTATAATTTAGCATCAGGAAAATGACCTTTATACCATTCAAATGTAAATGTATGTGGATGATAAATTTCTATAGGCCAATCAATTGGCTCAAAAAAACGTATTATATTAGTTGACTCCTTACATTTGGAAATAAACAAATCAGGATCTATAACATGCTGCATTACATTTAAAAGCCATATTTCATCACATTTTGGTATATCTATTTTTTCAACAGGTTTTTCAATAATATCGCAATTTAATTCTTTTGCAATATCTTTTAATATGTCTGATGGCATGGGTTCTATAAAAACACCTTTGCCAAATTTAACCCATTGCAAAGCTGGGAAATCAGCACATCCAATCTCAATAATATAATTCTTTGAATCTTTTATATCAAAATACTTAAAATATGTATTATAAGTATTTTTATAATGACTTTCACCTTGTTTTCTGTCAAATTTATGACATACCCTTTCAGCTATTTGTGCTTCTTGCCATCGTTCTATTGATATTTTTTTTACCATTCGTTATTTCTTTTGCGATGATGGTGAAATATTACAGGGTAGTTATCATCTTGAAATTGTTGATCTTTATAGTAAATAAACTGCCCTCCGTTATAATGCGCAGGCCACCAATGTAATTTTAAACCATGTTTGTAAGCCAAACAGGTTAGTATTGCCTGATCATGCCTATGCTCTTGAAATGTATGATAATTGTAATCCGTGCTTAATGAATCATCAATAAACCCATCCAATTGGCAATACTTGAGCCATTGCCCAATAAACAGCCTTGCCGCTTTGGTGTTTCTTATAAATATTGCAGAAGCTTGTATTTGCCTGTTAGCTTTGTTAAATTTTGTATCCCACCTCGGATAAATTCCGTTCATTACGCTTATTTTGCACCAATCCAAATGCTTATAATTATTGGCAAACAAAAACACATCATTATCCATTTTATCAATAATTATATTTAAATCATTGACTATCTCAACCCCTGCATCAGTATAAACTAATAGATCACCTTCATTTAATCTGCATAAGTTATTATAAATAATATACGGTTTCCATAACCAATACCCAGCTCCCCTTTGCTGATTCAATACATCTTTATTCAAATTATAAAACAAAGGATCGTAACATTTTTCATTAAACATTATAGAATGATGCGCGCCATGTTTTAAAGCACTATCCCTGCAAAGTATTGCACTTTGTGACATATTGCTATCAGCAAAAGTTATATGCACTATTCTCATATTAATTTGCTTTGTGTGTGATGTATTCCGTAATCCGTCTCAGTCTGCCATAAATCAGAATAGCCAGGCCGCTGCGTTGTAACAAATGGCTTACAAATATATGCCTTTAAATTAGGCTGTATTTCACGCAAAAGAAAATCATCATAAATACCGCTTTTTATCGGGTTAAACCGATCAAGTATATACTTTGCCGCTTGTGGTGTGTAAATAACAGAATGAGTGGTATGCGTATGTTTACACCGCCACCAATGATCTTGAACGTGTTTTAATGGCATTAATACATGGCCGCTTAAATAAAGCATATCCCAATTATCAGGAGCCGCTTGGATTATATGTTTATACATATCATTTATAAATACAACATCATCCTCAAATACAGCCGTATTTTCTGTAATGGTTTTAAGTATTGCCTGTTGTGATAAATTAAAAGATAAAAACCGATCATTATGCTCAATGGCATAAAACCGCTCCACATCAATGCCCTGCTGTTTAAATTCTTTTTCGGCTAATAGCCATCTATCATTTCGGCTGGCTAAATTAAGACATACGGCTCTCATACCTCAAATATACAAAAAGCCCCCCATAATTGGAGGGCCGTAATTGCAGAACAACCTATGTACAACAAAACTAATTAAGCAGTTCCGGTAGTTCCGTAAACAGCTGCTTTTGGTTGGAAGCTGAGTAGCTCGATACGAGCCTCTGCACGGTAAGTGATAAGATTCTTTTGGAAATCTTTATCATCAAATTCAGTGCTGCGTACGCTAAGAGCTGAAGCCTGAGCGATACCAAACGCGTCTGTATTCAGAACATAGAAACGTGATCCGGTTACTTGAGAATGAGGAACAACAGGTACGCCAACGATACGAGTTTCGCCATTTGCTCCGATTGTAACACCGCCTGGAACACTATAATCACCTGGTTTTGTTTTCATCAAAGTAGCCCAAGAAGCATGAGTAGTCAAGATCAAATTAGGTTGACCAAGACCAAGCGCACCGTGTTGAGCAACACCATCGATCATTTTTTCTGCATTAACTGTAGCAGAAGAAGAAAGGGCAGTTGAACCGGAAGCAATTGTATTAAGAAAACGAGTATTAACAGCTCTGTTCCAATCTTCAACAAGCGACTGAGACAGATAAGCTTGTAAGAAAGGAAGATCTTGCAACATTTGGCGGCTAACTTTAGCAAAACCAGCGATGAAAGGAACTGCAACGTTTACCATTGTAATGTTGTAATCAATCTGAGCCTTGCTATTACCTTCAGTTTGTGCG